ATTTAATCCTAATATTGGTATGATGAGTAAAAATCAAGCTATTGCGTATGTCAACAAAATAATCCGGCATGAAGAAGATGCGGCAAAAGTAGAGCAAGGTGTGGCGGAAGACCGTGAATATATTCCGAGCGGCAAGGAGAGAATAACTCGGAACGGTATTGATCTTGTGGTCGGGATTGATGGAGCAACAGTTGACATCAGGGCCATGACAGGTGACAGTCAGATGGCTTATGTAGTTTTTGATCGAGACGGTGATACGTTAGTAGCAGATGATCTTGCAGTTGAAGAACAATACAAAGGTCAAGGTATTGCTAAAATAATGTATGACTATGTTAAAGAACTTGGATTTAGAGTAAAGCGCAGTTCCGATCAACTGGTTGCAGGTAAGAAATTTTGGGATAAGAACAAAGGTGCCGAGAATAACATTTGGGAACAAGGTGTGGCGGAAAGCTTCTCTAACGATATGTCTACGGAAGATATGATTGCTTACCTCAGACAGCACCACGATAAGAATTTACACCCTGATTATCTCAACCATCTTACTAACACAAACAGTAAGTTTGTATTAAAAAATATCCCATTAACTTCAATCAGAACTGAATTATCAGGATTGGATAGAGCAAAAGTAGAGCAATACAAACAGATGGACTTTAGTAAGGCTCCTCCTATAGTAGTTGGCAGCGATGGTAATATATTAGACGGTTATCACCGAGCCACTGTGGCAAAAGCGTTAAACATTCCTACTATCAAAGCCTATGTTGGTGTCAACCCGTTAACCAACGCAGTGATCAGTTTCTATAAACCAGTTGTTGATCAGATTGAACCAGGCGCAGTTGACAACTATGTCAAACAAGCCAAGGAGTTATTAAACCAAGCACCTGACCCAACTATACGCAGTCGGATGATGGAGATATTTCGCAAGGGTCAGAAAGACCCCATGATACAGGGCGGAGTAATTACTGCTATTGCGGCTATACTGACCGGCGGCTTATTATCATCTGCATCACGCATGGGATTGAGTCCGGCACAGACCAACATATTGTTACAAGCAGTATTGAACACAGTTATACCCACTATTATTGCACGTATCAATAACAAGAGCTGGCGTGATACCATCAAATATACATTGGCCAGTGTGGGTGTGGGAATGACCGCAGCCGCTACATTGAGTGAGAAACGTGTTGAATCCGGAATCATGTATCCGGGCAAGATTGGACTATAACACAAAAGCCACCCCAGGGTGGCTTTTTAATTGATATATTATTGTTATTTTTACACTAAAGCAAATTGAATGGTTCTAGTACAACTCACAGTTGTTAAGTCTGAAGTTTTTAAAAAATCTTCCCAACGGGTAGCTGAATAATCTGCACTGTTGTTATATTGATGTGTGGCCACAATTGATTCGGTATTTACTACTAGATTTATTAGTTTAGTGGCACTCTGGGTGCGGTAGCCGACATACTCACCCGTACGAATATTTTCTGCTAACTGTGCCACTTGCTCGGCTACCGCATCCGCAAATTCCGCATCGGACGGAAACGTATATGTTGTGGTCACTGTAAATGGTACATCAATTCCGGTTAGAGTATATCCTCCGTGATATATACCATGCGTTTTATTATATGTTATAAAGGCCGCATTAATTTGAACATTCCGGCCCCGGCTTGAAACAACTCGATTATACTCATCAAGCCCATCAAATTCTCGCACAATAGTTTGAGTTAACCTATCCTCACTGAGTATTGTATGATAGGGGCTATTAACCGTAATAATATTTGGATCTAGTATAGCACGTGCTTCGGTATCTCCAAAAAACGGTACAGAAACATCCAACCGTTTTGTTATTCTTGTTTCGGTGATAATTGTTGGTATTGACATAATGCCATCCTTAGAATAAAATGCAGCCCATACAGTTATTTATATAAATTCCATTGGTTGTCCACTAAATCCATTTCTGCTACACTAACAGCATGAAGAAACTAGATTTTTATCTAAAATGGGCGGCCACAGCAGTCATCGTGGTTGCTTCCTTGGCCAATGCATTTGATATTAATCCGTTGAACAAGATACTCTTTTTAGTAGGGTGTGGACTATGGACCTGGGTGGGCATACTGTGGAAACAGCCCAGTCTTTGGATGCTCAACATATTTTGCGCTCTTGTATACATAGCAGGCTTTGTAAGTCATTGATTTATATAAAAAATATTTCGGTTGTGCAATAAATCCATTCCCTGTATAATATACACTTACACTAGCGAAACGGAGAAACAAAATGGCATACGTATCCCAGGAACTTAAAGCAAAATTGGCTCCCAGCATCAGGGCAGTATGTAAGAAACACGGCGTCAAGGCCAGTGTTGCGGTGCGTAATCACAGCACCTTGGTGCTTAACATTAAACAGGGCAGCATCGATTTTATCGAGAATTTCATCGAGACGGACAAGGCCAAGGCCTACTGCAATTATATGGATGAGGGTCAGATCGCTTACTTCCGTAAAAATCAGAGTTTGGATGTGAACCCGTATCATTACCGGGATCACTTTTCAGGCCGTGCGAGGAAGTTTTTGATCGAAGTGATGTCCATAATGAACGATGGTAACTGGGACAAGAGTGATATCCAGACCGACTACTTCAACGTGGGTTGGTATGTGGATGTGAACATTGGCCGGTGGAACAAACCTTATGCCCTGGAGAAGTAATATTTCGGTTGTGCAATAAATCCGTTTCGCGTATAATATGTGTATAGTTAATAATAAGGAGTTACAAATGCTAAGTCAAATCGTCCAAGAAGCTTTTACAGCGGCTAAACAAGCTGAAGCAGAATTCCGTGCTCGACATGGTGAACCCGGCTACTGTGGTTTTGGGTGGGTTGAAGTGTATGTTAATCGCACCAATTCCAAAGAAGCCAAAGAATTGTTGGCCGCTGGTTTTAAGAAAGACTACAAGCCAAAATGCTTGACTGTATGGAATCCGGGTGGCAGTTTTACCCAGTCCATGGATATCAAAGAAGCTGGTGCCCAGGCCTTTGCGGAAGTGTTGCAAAAGGCAGGCTTGAAGGCGCATGCCTGTTCGAGAGCTGACTAAGTTAAAATACGGAGAAATAAAATGACTAAGCGAGATCAAGTTAAAAAGATTGTGACCCAATTCAGAACTGAAAAGCAGGCCCTTTGGGGTCATGCTTACACTTCGGGTTATTTTGAGACCTTGGTTATTGAATTGCTGACCAATGCGCGTGAAGTAGATCGGGCATTGGTCCTTCGGCAGTTGGAAAAGTCGGTATAATCGATGACTTACGTAGTCCACATTTCGGTTGTGCAATAAATCCATTCCCTGTATAATATACACTTACACTAGCGAAACGGAGAAACAAATGTCTAAAACAGTTAAAGCGATCAGCAAGAAAACCAAAAAAGAGGTAGTGCCAGTTAAAGAATTTGTTGCAGGTCAGCTGGCATTGCAAGACACCTGGGATGATGGACGCGGTAACTCCACCACAACCACTAGGTTGGTGCTGGTGCGCTCACTGGAAAAAGGCACCAAATGGGGTCCTGATGCAGTAGTGGTGCTGGAAGATGGTAGTCTTGCGATTGTTGGGGTTAACACCCTGCGCCACTTACCTGAAGCATTCAAAGATGCAACAATCTAAGGAGATAGCAATGAACATCGAACAGTATAAGAAATTGCAAATGGAAGTAGCTCGTAAAGCTCACGATTTAGAAATGGCAAAGAGCGCACTGCAAAATGCCGAGCAGGACTTGCGTAGTCAGGTGGTGGTTAGCAAGGTTGGCGGGACTGTGACAGTGGCATTTGGTGGACGAGTCCTTAAGTGTGTGAAAAATAGTCGCAATCGATATCGCATCACAGAGAACAAGAAGGTGATCGATTCGGACTATCTTGGAAGCATAAATGAACTCCGGCTCGCGCTGGCCACGTGGTAAAATAATCAAATAAAGGAGATAACAATGACTACACTTCAAAGCATTAATACCGAAATTATTGGTGGTAACTTTTCCGATGCTGATCTGAACAGTATCCAGGATGCAATCCGATATCGGCGTGCTCAGCTGGTCCGTAAGACTATACGCACGTTGACACGTGGTGACGAGGTCACGTTCAACAGCACCAGACTGGGTCGCAATGTCCAAGGTACAGTGCAGAAAGTAGGACGCAAGTTCGTCACAGTTAGCACGACAGCTGGCTTGTGGCGTGTGCCGGCTAACATGTTGGAACAGGCCTAACCTGGATGAGATAGAATTACTTGTGCCGGCTAATATGCTTTTCAAAATTTAAAGGTATGTATGAGTAAATTTATTATTGGTGTCGTGTTTGGTATTATAGTTTGCACCGTGGGGTTTTCGGGCATCGCTCGAATGTTTGATAACGGGTTGTCCAAGGTGCAGAGTGTGGCCAAGGATGCGGCGCGATGAAAACTGTATTTGTATTGATTTTGGCAAGTGTGTTGACTGCGTGTTCCACTGTGGCCGGTGTTGGTAGGGATATTTCTACCGGAGCCGAATGGGCAAAAGAAAAAATAGGTAAGGCATTGTAATTTTGGTAAAACAAATTCAAAAGTTGGTTGACTCTAAAATCGAATTCAGCTATACTTTGAATATGTCCAATGTGTGGACATGGTATTTTAAATTAACTTAAATGGAGTGTTAAAAATGAGTAAACTGTTCAAAGTAGGTGGTGTTACCAAGGGCAAGTCAGGCTACAAAGTGCGTTTCGCTAATGACATGACTCGTGTCAAGATCCTGTCCAAGACCGAAACCGATATTACTTTGATTGATTTGCCACAAGCAATGAGCAAGGCTGAGTTGGTTACGTTTTTGAAATCGCATGAGATTTATAATAATGCTTCGTATAAAGAAGCGATTGATAATGCCGATGTCAAATACAACAACACCAAGGTTGTTAGTGTAAAGGCTGAAAAAGTCAAACCCAGTCTGGATGCTATCAAGGCCCGCGCAACCAAGCAAACGGTTGCTGAGTAATATACGTAAGGGCATCGCCGAGAGGCGTATCAGTCCCTTACTATACAAAACTACCCCAACACTGTGTTAACCGGAACCGTTACGGTATTTTTATATGTTAACACTAAATTAACATATAAATATATTAGAGTATTATGCCCATTTCTGTAATATAACATCTCTAATTTAGATCAAATGTGTTTTGGGCGAATTGACTCTTTACTTTTCATAATACAACATGTAGTATAAATACCACAGATGACATTTTCGTCATACATACTTTAAAGGAAATTAATATAATGAAGAAATATCTACTTGCACTTTTATTGTTCGCAGGCATTGGTGCTGCCCAAGCTCAGGTTTCTGGTAATGTCGGAGTAACTACTGATTACCGCTTTCGTGGTATTAGCCAAACACAAAATTCACAGGCACTACAAGGCGGTGTTGATTATGCCCACAAAAGTGGATTTTATGTTGGTAATTGGAATAGCAGTGTCAGCAACTTGCTCTATGTTGACAGTATCGGTTTAGAGAGTGATCTGTATGCTGGCTACAAGAAAGAAATCTTTAAGGGTGTGACAGTAGACGTAGGTTCATATAACTATTTTTACTCACAGGCCGCCAACAGATTCGCTAGCAATAGTAACACGCATGAAGTGTATGCAGCCGTTGGATATGGTCCAATCGTGGCCAAATACAGCCAATCATTGGGTGATTCTTTTGGTGTAGCAAATAGCAAGTCTAGCAAATATGTACAAGCTGATTTGAAATTTCCTATCGCAGCTAAATTAACTGCGGATGCTCATGTTGGTCATACCATGGTTGCAAATCATTCAACCACTGATTATACCGACTATAAGGTCGGTGCAACATATAATCTGGCTGGATTTGCAATTGGTACTCATTACTTTACTAATAAAGGTCTGACCACTGCGGTCAAGACAGCAAACACAGTAAATGGCGAGCAATTGTACAAAAGCGCATTGGTATTTTCTGTAGCAAAATCATTCTAATCTAAATAACAGGATGAATTAAAAGCCCACTTCGGTGGGCTTTTTCTTGACAAGCAAACAAGATAAATATATAATAGATACTGTGATAAAGAATTGTTGTAATTCCTTCGTAGTGAAGGCATCGTGGACGGGGGTTCAATTCCTCCCGCTTCCACCAAAAGTATTTTAGGTTAGGTCACGCTAGAGATAATGCTGAGAGACTACTAGCGGTAAAGGTTCCTATTTACACACGACTAGAATACTTTTGATGGGGGCGACCGGTTTCGACATGGTGAGATAGCGAAAGAGGCAACACGCGAGTTGACTGGCGTAATCAGCAAAAACCATAAAAGCAAACGATAGCTTTTACAATGAAGAATTTGCCCTAGCGGCGTAATTCTTCCGAGCAACTATGCTTGGGAACAGAAAATAGTAAGACAGGGATTAATTTCCCTGTCTTTTTGACTTGACCTAACATTGCAATCCTGTTATACTGCTATTATAGTAAATACAGCAAAGGATATAAAAATGGGTTATGTTCTAACTGTTACACTACGTGGCAAAATTATCGTGCGAATTGAGTGCCCGGGATACAGCGGCAACGCAATGATGGAATTATGCCGTAGTTACCGCAAGGATTTCCCACCCAGCCAGGGCTACGAAATTGACTGGTAGATTTTTAAAATCAATGACTTACATCACCTACATTTCGGTTGTGCAATAAATCCATTTGCTATATAATAGTATTATGGAAATGCAAAAAGCGACACGCAAAAGACGCCAAGACACCAAACATGCTGTGTACTGTATCACAAATACCGCAACAGGCCTGCAGTATATAGGCATCACAGTATGCGGCAGTCAGATACGTAAGGCGTTAAAAATCCGCATACAGAAGCACGTTAGACGTGCCCTTACTGAGAACAAAGACTGGGCCTTGTGCAAGTCGATACGCAAGCATGGGGTCGAAGTCCACACTTACGGATTGATGGAAATTGTGCGTGGACGCAAGCCAGCTCATGCACGTGAACGTGAACTGATAGCCCGGTTTAAGCCAGCACTGAATACGCACTAAAACGGTTGACCAGTAAATCCATTTCACGTATAATATACACTTACACTAGCGAAACGGAGAAACAAAATGAAATTCATACCCTTTGTTTCTGTTCCTCAAAATGTAATAGATTTTATGCGAGCCAACGCAAGTAAAAATGCTTTTTATGCGGATATGCTTAGAGTGAATCAACGCGAAGGCGGTATCACGCAAAGACAATTAGATTTGATTTTAGGAAAAATGAAATGAAACAAATGCTTACAGTTAAACAAGTTCGTGCGGTATTGGAAGGTTATGCAGACTCCATTGGTAAAAACAAAGACGGCCATATCGTCCTGCGTAGGGGCTTCTTTTATACAAATGGTATGAGTGGCGAAAAGTTCGCAGACTCGGCGATCAAACGTCTGGCAGAAGCGGGTATCCCGACCCGTATCGTCAACACGGCAGTGATTTGGAAAGCCTTCCGGGGCGGTGCCAGTGTAGCACAAGGCAGTCACTTCAAAGTGGTTTTGGTTGCCCAATAAGTATACACACCTTAATAGGATACACCATGAAGATTACGTTTAAACTTCCAAAGCTGAAAGGCAACGCAGTAGCCAAAGCCTTGTGTGGACCCCGATTTAAAGCAAAGATTGTGCTGTCCAAGAAGGCGTTCAAACGCCAATCCAAACATCGTTCACTGGAGCAGTAATATGCTGGCTCTGAAAGAAATTACCAAATGGGAAGTAGATTATAAACAACCCAATCACACCTACTTGGTTGATGGTGACAAGATTCTGGCATATCGACAATGGCATGCCGGTGAGCCTATCTACTGCAAGGTGCCGGTTCGTTTGAATCGACGATATCGCAAGTTCGTGGAAGTGGAAGTGGCACAGTTTGGTGCGGTGACTGCACCTGTGCGTAACATTAAAAAGGTGCAGGGTAGCCGAGGCAACGTATATACAGTGGACTTGGATGCAAAGACTTGTAGCTGTGAGGGTTATAAGTGGCGTGGTAAATGTAAACATGTTGAGATCTAGCATGAGTGATAATTATGAAAAGTGGAGTGAAGCGACCGACTACGAACCCTGCCCTGAGTGCGCTAAGAAAATGAAGGAGTGCGGGAAATGAGTGATACGCCAAATTTTAAAAAGTTGAAAAATAGGTTAACGCAAATGCGCGACAGGATTGAAAGCCTGCGCGGGCTGTGCAAAACAGCCGTGGGATATCTGCGTGATGAAAATGCAGAAAAACAGGCAACCGAAATTGCAAACTTGATTGGCGATATGGAGCCTCCTTTAATTAAAACGTTGGATATGGTAAGCGAACTTGCCGCCGAGCGGGAGCGGGCGGACGCGGACTGTAATTTCAGGGAAATGGAGCGATTTAAAGAGCAGCAACGCGCAGATGCGGCTGTCAACTTTCTCAAGCGGTATCGCACCGAAACTCCGATTTGGAATCAACCACACATGATAGCGCACGAGGTTGACGAATTCTTAGCCGCCCTCACCGCCCCGGCGACGGCTGGAGGCGGGAAATGAGTGATACGCCGCGAACGGATGCAGCGGTCAGCCCTACAGCGTTATTGCAAGTCAACGGAAACTATACGGAAATTGTTTCTGCTGTTTTTTCAAGACGGCTTGAACGCGAACTCGCCGCAGCACTAGCGCAGCGCGACAAGGCGGTGGCGGCGCTGAAAGCGCAATGGCACTACTCCGACCACACTAATCAATGCGCTATACAGGCTCCCGCGCCGGATGAAGAGCCGTTGTGCGACTGCGGCTACGACGAAGCAAAACTACTTTACGATGAAGCAATCAAGGAGTGCGGGAAATGAAATGACAGAAGCTGCACAGGCTTTTATTAAAAAGCATCAATTATCTGATGCTAGAATGTTTGGAATATATTAAAGTCAACATAATCAACGACTTAGCGATTTCAACATAAAGGAAAAAATTTAATAGAATCAATGACTTACATTTTTCCTCTATTAGAGCGTGGCTAGGCAGCACTGTTGCACGTCAAACCTTGTTTAAACCTGTTTTAAAAACGGTTGACCATAAATGTCCATTCTGCTATACTGTAGGCTAAGTTAAACAAAACAGGAGCTGATATGAAAGAACTCAAAGCCTACGTGGAACAGAAAAACAAGTGGACCGCGATCTTCAAAGGTCGCCAGTTTGAACTGCAAACTACCCTGGGTCGCCAGGAAGTGGCCAACAGCCTGGACAGTGATCTCAGCCCTGAGAACTTGACCTGCGACGGCGAACTGCCACGTGGCCAAGTGCAAGCACGATACCGCCAGCTGAGCCGTGCCGCAGAGCAGTTGATCAAGCTGGATTCTACTGTGACCTTTTACGAATTCGGTGCAGAATAAACGGTTGACCAGTAAATCCATTTCACGTATAATATACACTTACACTAGCGAAACGGAGAAACAAATCATGCGCGAATACACCAAAGTTGAAGAACTCCAGTCCCATTACAGCGACTTTTACAAGGATGTGCATGGTTTCCGCCCGCGCAGTTCTACTGATGAGCAGTGGAATTCGGAAGTGTGGCTGCAGGGTGAGATCGACGGGCTCCATGCGTATTTGAAGGATTTGGGTTCTACCCCGCAGGGTCGTGTGCAATTGCGTGAGATGGGGTTCTGCACCGATGACAAGGAAGCAGATAAAGCGCATTCCGAAGCAGAAGCGCGTGAGCGCGAGGAAGAAGAAGCGCGTTGGCACGAAGCGGATCGCATGGATGCGGTGTTGGCTGAACTGTCGGCCCCGCTGACCGAAGCTGAACAATTTGAAATGGAGATGAAATAATGAGTGAGCTTTATACATACGGTGTTTATCGTGCGGGTCGGTTGGTCTTTTCCAGTGAACCAATGTCGGAGGCTGACGCGGAAGGCGCGGCTGAGT